ATCAAGGGCAGTTGCCGCTGATGATAGAACTTTAAATTTGTCTCCTGCTTCCATAGCAACTTTGCCTTCAATAATCTCTAATGAGTCTGATGAAGGAATTAGTACACCTTTAGCAATGTAAACATCGTCAGCGTTTTCACCCGTTGTAGATGCTGTCACAATCTGAATATCTGCTGTGATATTAGAAGCTGACTTGTTGGTTAAAACACAACCAATAACAACTGTGCTAGTGCTAGCGGGTGCTGTGTAAATATCTTCAAGCGCTGAATTACTAACGCTTGCTCCTGTTCTTAATTTGAATGTTTCTGCCATAATTTCTCCTAGCCTAATGCGATGGACATAGCTACAGATGTACCTGTAGATTCAGTGTCTGATGCAAAGTCGTTTAAAAGTTCTGCTGTCATGCGTAGTTCTACACCTTCGCCACTAGTGTGGCCTGCAGCTAATGCTACGCAAGTGAAAGTAGAACCACTGATAGCCGTGACTTTAACAACTTCAGAAGTCAAAGTTACGTAAGTCCAATCACTAGCTCCTAGTGTAGGAAAAGCTGAGGCTGATGCCACCGTAAAAGACGTAGCGCCTAATGATATATCGGCGGACAGTGTTGTTGCCGCGTTGTTACTAAACTTAACAGACATATCTGTCCTCCTATATTAATAAGCTATTACGATACTGTGATAGTCCAAGTAATAGTCATTGAGTCAGCTGCGCCTTTGTTTACTACATCAAACTTAGTACGAGCAAGCATGTCGCCACCTTCTTTCATAGAAGCTGTAGCTGTAGCACCTGAACCTGCACCACCAGTAAAGCCGATAGTTGGAGCTGATGTGTAACCAGAACCTACACCTGTTACTGTTACTGCTGTTACTACTCCGCCTGAAACTGTTGCTGTAGCTGTAGCGCCTGTACCACCACCACCTGTGAAAGTAACTGTGGGTGCTGAAGTGTAACCTGTACCACCTGCTGATACTGCAATGTCATCTACTTTAGAACCAATAGTATCAAAGATACCCGCTTCAGTAATAGCACCAGTACCATCGCCTGCTGCATACGTTGCTGCATACTCAATAGTATTAGTCGAAACAGTACCGCCAGATACAGTCATAGCATTACGCTCAAGCTCTGTAACTAAAGCTGTTTGTGCTGCTGCTGCTGCAGTAGTACCTGTACCGATAGCCATGTGTGTCATGTTTGAATCTTGACCAGCCATACGTTTAGCTACCCATTCTTTACCGGAAGTAACTACAAGGTTTTTAGTCTTCTGTACTACTTCGTTATTTATTGCAATTGTTAATGCACCTGTTAGTGCTAAATTATCTTTTACCATCTTATTACTCCTAGTTTAATGTTCTTACGTTTAAAGCACTCGAATTAATTGTGTTGCTGACAACTAAGTCAACCACTACAACATCCGATATACTCATGATGTTACCCTTGTTACCAAAATAGTTTTTGTTGACTAGGGTCGAGTCATCTAAACCAATGCCATCAGAGATAGCTTTTACTATTTGAAAATCTGTGGACTCTGAAAAACTTACGAGGTCACTGATGTTCTTTGTCTGTGCCACAACACTCAAGTCTGAGATACTAGTAATGCTGTTAGTAAAGTTCTTACCTAACGATAAAGCTTTTACGCTAGTAACGCTTGTTGTGTCTGTGAAATTCCTATTGTACATAATAACTGATACTAGTTCGTCTGTTATAGGTAAATTATGTGATAACCCTTTACCAGTAACCATACTACTAGTATCAGAGGTAGATAGCGCTTCTGTGAAACTTCTAGAGTAATCTACGCTTCTACTAAACTCATCGCTGAAACTGAATATATTACCTTTAGTCCCGAAGTAGTCCTTGTCTATAAGTGCTGCATCATCTAACGCAAAAGTATCAGTTAGCGTCTTACCTAGTTGCATACCTATAGTTTCACTTATACTTAAAATCTCGGAGACACCCTTACCCGTACTAAATACATTAGTGTCGCTTAGCAGAGTAATGTCTGCAATTATCTTTTGGGCCTCTATGGTGCTAGCATCTGCAACACTTAATGTGTCGGTAAACGCACGTACAAATACTAGAGTCTTAGCTATAACATCGCTAAATCCTAGTGCGTTACCTTTATGCCCGAAGTAATCTTTATTTACTAGCGCCGCATCATCTAATGAGAATATATCGTTAAGAGTTTTGTTAATGCTGCTGGTTTGTATGTCACTAAAACCGAGATTGTCCGCAGCTCCAGGGTCTATAAAGGTTCTGACATTATCTTCGGTACTGTTTAGGTGTAACGTGTTAAGCGCCCCTGCGCCAAGAACGCTTGGTACCTTATCACTAACGCGGAGTAAGTCGTTTACAATACGCTCGTAGAACCAACCTATCAAAACGGTTTCTGTAAAACCAAAAGTGTCTTCCTTAGGAGTTGCGTATGTTACTGCTGGCACATCCGGGAGAGACACAGCGTCATCAAAGCTCCTTACGAACTCTACAGACTTAGCAAATACGTCTGAGAAACCTAAGACGTTTCCTTTAGCCCCGAAGAAATCTTTATTCACTAAAGTGCTGTCATCTAACGCAAAAGCATCTACCAGAACTTTAGTAAGGCTGTTAACTGCAGCGTCACCTACTGTGTAGGAATCTTCTTTCACAGCTGTGAAACTTGTCTCAAGGATACTTTGCATACTTACAGTATCAGCTTCAGATTTCTGTACATCCAAATCTGTTGCTTCACTGAAACTTAAGCTGTCTGCAAAATTTCTGTAGAAGTCTACAGCTTTAACAAATACATCACCAACGGTGTAGCTGTCTGTTAATTTCTTACTGTGCGTTAGCCCTATAATATCCGTGAAAGCAAAGATATTACCTTTGTTTCCGTAGAAATCTTTATCAATTTGACTTAAGTCATCTAGAGTAAACGCGTCTGTGAAAGACCTACTGTAAGACACCACTTTAGCAAAGTTCTCAGCTAATGTGAGAGTTTCTGCCTTAGGTAAACTAAAGGCTGCTGTGTATTCATCAGGTATATTTACACTGTCTACTAACGCTTTCTCTAGTTTAGTAACCCTAAAGTCTGCAAGTACTGTGTCGTCTGCTAAGCCTTTTATTACCTCTGCGTAGTGCTCATCATCGAAAGTGTAAACGTCTACAAGGAATTTGCTTACTAGGTTTTCTACTATATCACCAACAGTGTAATCGTCTACTAGACTCTTCTCGTGGGTTAATCCTATAATATCTGTGAAAGCAAATATATTACCTTTATTACCATAGAAGTCTTTGTCAATTTGGCTTAGGTCGTCTAATGTAAAGGCGTCTGTGAAGCTTCTATTGTAAGCCACCACTTTAGTGAACACATCAGCTACACTAAGTATTTCTGGTGTTGCGGGTTTAGTTAAGTGCCATGCAGGGACTTCCTGCATTACTGTAGTATCTGCTAAATTCTTTTCTACAAAATTAAAGCGTACATCACTTAAAGGAAGCTCGTCTCGAACAAATCTATTCTTAGAATCTGGGTCAGTCCAGATACCCGTAGCGCTAGCTAACTCATATGTAATACTCGCAGCTGGTTTAGCTGACGATACACTAGCTTGTAGTGATGCGTAGGATATTGAGGCGCGTATAGCCACTGTACTAGAAGTCTGCTCTTACCTTAAACTTTAGTTTATCAAAGATGGTTTGCTTACGCCCAGTTGAGTCTTCTGCCTCAATCTCGCCTTCGTAAGTACCAGCATCAACATCTAAAGTTGTGGGATTCCACTGCATGAAACACTTACCTGAAGTGTACGGTGCAGTTAACCCACAAGTAATAGTATCTAAAACTGCAGAACTTCCTAGGAGGCGAAAATGTACTCTTACGGTTTGCCCTGTAAGGTCGATAGGTGCCCACGTAGTGGCATCATCTTCATCAAGGGTTGCACCTGTCGCAGCGGTGTTTGAGTCTCTTAACGTAAAGTTAAGCTCGGGTTTGTCATCACCTGCAACAAGGTTGATTGTATCGTAATAAGCCATTATTTAACTCCTCCTGGAGGTTGTTCTCAGCATTTGGCATGCAATAAATTTGTCTTTATTATAACACTAGTTTCTTAGATAAAGCCATTATCTTCTAATTTAGTATTAGCATCTAAGTTATCCGGGTTACGTAGTCCTAATAAGTTGATCTGTTTACAGCTTTCGTTATAACGTAAGTAATATGTGTTGTTCTCAGCCTTCATGTCACCACTAATCGTAGCATGCGCCTTGTAAGCTACATAGTTAAGCAACGCCTCTGTGTATATCTGAGGTAGTTGTAAGTTTACTGTGATACTCTTAGCTAATTTAGGTGAAGCAGTATACGTAACGAGCATATCTTTCCTACCGTCCTCATCTGTACCTTTAATAACTAGCTTAGATGGGTCTTTGAATATTACAGATACGTTTACATCCACTTCATTTACTAGACGCTTTTTATCATTGTTAATAGCAATCTCTTCGCCATCTGTGAAGCTACAACTAGTAGCATGCAAGAAGTCATCTGGCAGATTAAACTCTTCACCGTTAAGTGCGAAGTCTAATTCCATATCTTTTTGTAGTATGTTGAACTTCTTATGCAACTCGATGTTAGCTAAGTTAATAAACGAGCGAAGCTTGTCTCTATTTTTAGCCTGCACTGTAGTAGGAGCGGCTGCTCCAGGAGTTAAGTCGCCAACATCTGATGTAGCTAACTGGCTAATCTCACCATTAACTAAGAAGTCCATATACTCGTAAACTTTCAAAAGGTTTCCCCTAAATAAATACTTATGGTATTTATCATACCACGTTGTGTAGTTGAGTAGTTACTTTATACAAAATAAGAACTGTCTCCTCCGTTATCAGGCTCCTCATCATCCCATAACATACTACCATCTTTACTATGCTCATCTGTTGAGACTTCACTAGGCTTCCACGCATTAAACTCACTTAACATAGAGATATTATCTATCTGGTCATCATGCTTAGACTTAAATCCCTTGATAGTTGCTAATGACAGCTCATCTATCATCTCAGATAGCTCAGCAGAGTCCCTCAGCTCCTCAGGAAACCATATCTTACCGCTTTTGAATAGTGGTACCGCAGTTTGCTGGAATCGGCTCATCTTGTCCTTATTAGGACGTATTCCTGGAGAGGTCTTCCCACGGCCTGAAGCTAAAGTAAAGTAGTTATTACGATTCATCATCTCATTCTGTATCCAAGCAATGAAACCCCCCTGCTGACCAGTAACTTCCACCCCCACCTCTTGAGGATGATACTTCTGAGCTAATCTAAACAGCTCATCTATAGATTCATTCATCAAGGCCTTCTTACAAAACCCATCTACCCACAACCAATCCCCGTTATTGTTGTACGCCCACACGTTAATCGTACTAAAGTCAGCACTTTCCTTCTCAGATGTAGCGAAGTCAGTAGTAATATAGAAGTTAAACGCCCCCAGGTTCGTCTTAACATTAGCATGTTTGTACCATATCATGTCACTGTCCTTAATTAGACGTTCCTCTTCAGACATAATACGTAGCATAAGCTCCTGGTTGAAGCCATCTAGCTTACCAGTCTTCTTAGCCTTCTCATATTGGGCCGTAACATACCTGTAATCGAATCTATCACCCCAAGCACCTTTAAAATCATCCTCTGCACAAGGAAACTTTTCACACACTGGGTACACGTTGACGTGCCATGCGCCTGATTCTACTGCTTTATACAAAGGGTCTTTAGCATTAAAGGGAGTTCCAGACCAAATAGTCTTCTTTTTAGTAGGATGTAGTGCGTAATCTACAGCTTTGTACACAGTATCCTCAATACTGGCAATAACCGTAGGCGATCTAGCGTCATCATCACTGATTAAGTCATCTAACACAGCTAATGTAGGACGTTGTCCCATCTCTTTCGCACCACGAACACCAGTTTTAGCACCATACATCTTAACAACAAACTGTTTACCTTGTGCATTCTCAAATTCCATTCTAGCATCAGTAAATCTAATCTTAGGTATGTATTTTTGCAAGAAGTCACTGTTATGGTAGCGGTACTCAACGTTCTTACGCATGTTCTTAACACCGTTCTCCATGCTATCAGACACATATATAGCTAGATTTACCTTACCAAACCCAGGTATGTTGCCATACGTAGCTATGTACAAGAATAAATACTCACCCAGTACTGTAGTCTTAGCTAAACCACGAGAACACATATTAGCGATATTCTCCTTCATACCACCAACATTGTCTAACATTCTGTAATGAATCACAGGAGACTTGTGCTCCTCACCATCCTCACCGTTAACTAGCTTAATAAAGCTAATAAACTCTAATGCAAACTCACTAGGCGTATATGTAGGGTCCTCTTCATAACTTATATCATTAAGCCACTCATCTACATCCTTTTTAATTAGCTCAGACATCTACTCCTCTTCAGAACGGTTACGTAGAAAGCTATCACCAGAATTAGCGTCTGACTCAGCTTCTACTAATAAGTAGCTTACCTCCATAGAGATCTGCTCAAACCTATTTCTTTCCCGTTGGTCAGTTGATTCATTAATCCCCGCCTGTGCCATTAGTTTAATAGCTCTCAATTTACCTAAACAATCTGCCATACAATGAATCATCTATCTCCTCCATAAATTATCTATAACGATTATCAGGCCTAACCCCAATCCCAAAAGTAATCCTAACATTATTAGTTCTACCATTTTTCATTAAGCCATTTACTTACAATATAAAACATAGCACCCATAGCGCCCATACCCAGCACACCTAACATAATATCCATCATAGCTCTTCATACTCCGTTTCAATTTCAGGTTTCTTCCGAGCAATAATATCAGAATGTGCCACAGTTTGTGCCGTAACAGCTCCACTCTCGATAAGCTTCATTTGTTGTTGTGCTAAAGCTCGTGTAGTTGCACGCAGCTCATCAATAGAATCATTAGAGTAATTAACATCAATCTCAATCTTAGCCGCCTCAGGGGCCTTTAATTGCATAATCAAGCACTCAGCTGCCTTCTGTCTAACAGTCTCTGATTTGGCATCTCTCATAAGCTCAGCTTGAATATTGATAGCTTCCTGATGTATATCCATATTTAGAATATGCACAGGCACCAATGTACGCTCTAATATCTTATGAACTAACGCACCTTTGTTGTAAGTCGTTGAGAAGCTAGAGATAGTCTTCATCGGAGTGTTCTTATCTACCAATCTCTGATATCTGTCAGGAAACACCTTAGCATAAGCAATTGTATTAGAATCACCCAGTAGCTTGTAACTAACAAACTTCACAGCATTAAGATATTCTGTCATGCCATATCTGCCTAATTGCATTACATCTGAAAACCCAAGTAAGTTTTCTTTGTAGACATCTCTAAACTCATCACCCTCAGTAGCGTTAACAAACTTAATCATATCTTCAGTGACATTGTGTCGAAACTTCTTAGGCATACTTGCTTGCAGCTGTGCAAGCGTTAAGTCTTTTGTAAACTCTTTATTTGTTAATTGCATTTTACTCCCTGTGGATTTACTTTAGCATTCTTACGTTTGTCCCAAGACATCCGTGCAATATGCCGCCTATCAAGACTACCAAACCACCATCTGTAAGGATTCACATAAAAGTGAATGCCATCTCGTTGGATATCTTCATGCCCAATTAACCAACTTATAGCAGTGCTTATGT